GCGGCAACAAAAGCCAGATCGGCATCACGAACTATGACGCACTCAAAGACGATACGCCTGGCGGCACAATCGGCGGTCTGATTCTTGACGAATCGTCAATGCTGAAAAGCCACTACGGCAAATGGGGACAGATTTGCCTAAGGCTCGGCAAGGGCGTTGAGTGGAAGCTAGCCGCAACCGGCACGCCTGCGCCAAACGATCGCATTGAGTACGCGAACCATGCTGTATTCGTCGATGCGTTTCCTAACGTCAATGCGTTCTTGGCTCGCTATTTCATCAACAAAGGGCAGACGAGCGAGCGGTGGATTCTAAAGCCGCACGCATTGCGTCCGTTCTATCGTGCATTGTCGCATTGGTCGATATTCCTGACAGACCCGGCAACGTATGGCTGGAAGGATAACGTCCGCAACATTCCGCCAATTAATGTCCACGTTCATGACGTGCGACTTTCCGATGAGCAGGAGCAGGCCGTGCAGCAGCAGACAGGCCAGCTCTTTGTCACGAACCTTGGAGGCATCACTACGCGATCAAAGCTATCACGCATGGCGAAATGCGAGAGCAGCACAAAGCCTCAGTTCATCGCAGACCTGATTGCCACTTGGCCTGATGAAAGCACCATCGTCTGGTGCAAGTACAACGACGAGCAGCGAGCCGTCGAGCAAGTTTTGCCGGATGCCGCCAGCATTGACGGTGCCACAAAGCAAGCAGACAGAGAGCGGATCGTTGCAGACTTTAAGGCTGGGCGCATCAAGACACTGATTACAAAGCCGAAGATTCTTGGCTTTGGCCTGAATCTTCAGGTGTGCACTAGGCAGGTCTTTAGCGGCCTGCAAGATTCCTACGAGGAATATTACCAGGCCGTCAAGCGATCCAATCGTGTTGGTTCGTCAAAGCCACTCAACGTCCATATTCCAGTGTCGGATGTTGAGAGGCCAATGGTTGAGAACGTGCTTCAGAAGGCGAAGCGAGTTGAGTCAGATACGAAAGAGCAGGAGGACATATTCCGTGAATCTTCTAACTAATGGCGAGAAATACAAGGTTCATCACGGCGACTGCATACCGCACATGATGGAAGACATGCCAGCAGAGAGCGTGGACTTCTCGGTATTCTCGCCACCATTCCCAACTCTATATGCCTACACGAGCAAGGCCGAGGACATTGGCAACAGCGAAGGCATGAGAGGTGAGGCCAAGATTCACTTGTCGTTTTTCTACCGTGCGTTGGCTCGCGTGATGAAGCCAGGGCGAGCGGTTGTCGTTCACGTTATGCAGATTCCCCGCCTGAAGCGTTCTGGCGAGGTTGGCCTCCATGACTACCGAGGGATGAACATTCGCCTATGTGAGCGTGCTGGCCTCGTCTACGAATACGATTGGGCGGTGCGGAAGAATCCGCAGGCACAGGCAATCCGCACTCGCAGCCGTGAGCTTCAGTTTGCTGGCCTTGAATCGGATCGTGCGAAGCAGCGTGGTGCCTTGCCTGATTACCTAATCAAGTTTCGAGCAAAAGGCGACAATCAGACGCCGATTGATTCGGAAGGCGAAGTTTCTCGCAATGAGTGGATTCAATGGGCCGAGTGCTGCTGGGATGACATCAAGGAAACAGACACTCTCAATACTGCTGCAGCAAAGAGCGAAGACGATACGAGGCACATTTGCCCGCTACAGCTTGGCGTCATTGATCGGCTCGTGCGGCTCTACAGCAACCCTGGAGAGATTGTGTTTTCACCGTTCACTGGCATTGGCAGCGAAGGCTATGTCTCCGTTCAGAACGGGCGACGATTCTACGGCTGCGAGATTAAAGACGAGTACCACGAGCAAGCCTTGCGGAACATCGCAAAGGCCGAAAGCGTTCGGCGGCAGAACACAAAAACGCTTTTTGAACTGGAACCTGTTGCATGACTGACGAGGAGATCAAGAAAGCCTGGCATCTGGTGCAGCGGTTTGGGCCGTCCAACAACTGGACTGGCACTAATGGCCCGCTGGCTGCCGCACTCGGCAGGGCATTAAAGGAAATAGCACGTCTCAAGGAGGCCAAGGATGGCAACGATTCAACTGACGCTACCTGAGTGGTCTGTGGTTGTAGATGCTGCGTGGCTGCGAATCGTCGCATCTGCCGTCAAAGGATTAGACGCCGCCACAACGTACAAGCGGAGCATGGCAGAGAGAATCAGCGAGGAGATTACTGGAGCGGCTGGCGAGATGGCCGTTGCCAAGTGGTCTGGCCGGTTTTTTGTTCCGAGCGTCAACACGTTCCACCGTGTACCTGACTGCCTTGGCAATGTAGAGGTTCGCAGCACAAGGCACAGCGACGGCCATCTGATCGTCAGGGACAACGACGCTACAGATAGACGCTATGTCTTGGCGATTGTTGCCACAGACGTGACGCTGGCTGGCTGGATACTTGGCAAGGATGCACAGCAGCCAGAATGGCGACGAGCCAGCCAAAGGAGTGACAGGCAGGCGTGGTGGGTTCCGCAAAGCGAGCTGAAAAGTATGGGTGTTTGGTGATGTGGACGATATTTATTTTTAGTGTCGCATTTTCACCCAGTTGTACTTTGTGCATTTTCCGGGCTTTGCGACATTGCCAGCCGCAGAGCATTTTGTCCGCGTTGCCATGTGGCATTTTGACGGCGTTGCATCTGCGGCTGGCTTTCAAACACAGCCGCAGGCATTTTACTACCATTGGCACTTAGCCATTTTCTAGTCGTTGCCTGCGGCCCTGCCTAGTTGTTATTGGGTGCTGACTTGACAAAACTATTATCATTCATGGATGAACATTGCGCAGCCGTGCAAAGCGATGAAACGCAAGCGTATTCGCTGCTGTCGAATGCAAAGCAAACAACTGCCCGGACATGGTGCGATCCATCGCAGTACAGCGAGATTGTCGGCGTTGACTTTGGCCGAGGCACGTTTTGGTACTACAAACTCTTTGCCGGACTCAGCGGAAGCGGAAGTTACAAAGACATAAAAAACGTCTTTGCTTCCTTTAAGCCTGGAACGCTGATTGTTGTCGAGCGTGCGCATCTTGCTACGCCTCAGACGCGCAAAAGCCTTGCTCAGCCTATGACGGAAGAGCAGTTGCTTGATCTGTACGAATCATGCAAAAAAAAGGCGATTACGCTGCTCTTTTTCCCGCACTATCACACAAGGAAATGCCGCGAATGGGTGGCGAAGAACTGCGATGATCTTTCCGTAGTTGCCGAGAAAGACGACGATCTAAACGATGCCATCAGTTTGGCGGCGTATGTGTCGCAGAATAATGGCGTGGCGTTAAGCAAGCCACCGGAGTCTTTTGATGTTTGTCAAAAAAGGCTGTTTGGCAAACACGTCAGAGCCACAGCAAACGTGCTGCTAAATGCTGCTAGAGTGCGAGGCTATCGTGGTCAGGTATTTCCGCAGATTGCAGAACTGGCACGATTGATACCACGCAGGCTTGGCGTGCACTGTTCGTTTTACAGCAAGCCTGTCGGCGACGAAGACAATAAGGCTGCGTGGTCCATTGCTTGTTTGATTGTCAACGAAGACATTAACGGAAACGCCTCGCGATACGTTTACAACGGTCTAGTGCCAGGCAAAAACTTTTGGATGCGAAATGTCTTGATGTTTAGCTCGCTGCATCATCGAGCAGGCGTTGCTAGGTCAAACCTATTGAAGCATCGATTTCCAGCATTTCTGTCAGAGTTTGCTGCACGGCATAACGTCTGCACCAAGCTGCCGAGATCCAAGAAGGGCGTGTACGTTCCGTTTTCTGACTTTGATGATACGCAGGAGCAGACACGTCGAGATTGCTGGCGTGCCGTGCGACTTGAAACTAAGCGAGCCTACGATATTGCCTGTGAGTATGCTGAGCAAAAAGGCTTTGCTGACTACGAAATCCTGAGAGGCAATCCTGATGGCCGGTGAATGGATTCCTATTGACTGCAACCTTGGCACAAAGCCTGAAGTGATGGAGATTGTCGGCCTGACAGGACAGCCAGTTGAGGTTGTCGGCTGGCGGCTTATTCAGCTTTGGAGTTGGGCCGCGATGAACACGGCAGACGGCGTGCTGCGGACAACGCCAGCGACAATCGGAATGGTTTGCGGCGGCGACGAATCGTTCTGGCTGGCAGTGGCCGAGGTTGGCTGGCTGACGTTTGATGGCAAGACTTGCACGATTGCAGGCTGGGACAAGCGATTCAGCAAAGCAGCTAAAGCTCGTGCAAATGCCGCAAAACGCCAGGATTCTTTCCGTAAGTCACGGCAAAGTAACGCTGCACCGTTACGGAAGCGTGACGATAGCGTTGTCGTGCGTAACGCAGGACCGTCACCAGAGGAGAGGAGAGGAGAGAAGAAGACAGAAGAAATTACGCTGACGACGACCTCAAACGGCTGCACTACAAAGGCGAGCAGCCAGCCGATTGCTGCGTCGGCGTCGTCGGATTTTGTCTC